ATAATAAAAACAGATACTTACAAAACCGAAAATCGAAATAAATATGGCCCCGGGGTTGGTGCCATAATTGCCATATTTATTTTTAGAGCCTTGTCTTTTATCACAAAAGAAAGTGAATGAGGTTTGCAAAAAAACAAGCCCTTGGAATTGCTAGGTTTTGTTTATTATGTTAATGGTTGGGGCGCCTTTTATCTCTGCTTGATGGGGCGCATCTTGTGTTTTCCTTGCTGCCCCCGGCCCCCGACATAGCCAGGGGGGCAGCAAGGATGCTCCCCCCGATCATAGGTGATGTTAATTGAAAGTTTAACTTTCGAATCCCATGGATTGTGTGCGGGGCTTGAGCGGGGCTTGTGCGGCTTTTGTAGATCAATCGGTGGTTGCATTGGTAGCGGTCGTTTCGAGCTGTAGCGGCGTTGTAAGCGGTCGATTTTTTTGGTCTGGCATTAATTACCGGTTGAAATTGGTATGATTTTGGGAGACAATTGTTTTGGGGCGGGGAAAAATGAAATCTAAACGCGATAAAGAAATTGATTCACCATTTCCCAATCACTCGTTTGATCATCACGCTTTGACGCATTGCGTCGATTTGAGCCCGGATACTCTCCCGATCCTTCCTGAGGTTTGCGAAATCATTTTATCGGCGATCAAATCTAGTGATGACGGTTTAACGATTGGGGCGCTGAAAAAGCAATCTCAATCTACTTCAAGGTTTGGGCGGTTGATCGATCTCGGTGTTGCCTATCTTGTGGCGCATGAAATCGTTGTAGTTGAAAAAAGGGCGGCTAGGGGCGGCGGTCGCGGTAGACCGAAAAAGGTTTTAAAGATTGGTTAGGGGGTTTTCATGGCGCGAATAAACACGGCGGCGAAGGGGCGGCGGTTAGAGCACAAAACGATCCGGCGGCTAGAGTCGGAGGGGTACGATTGCACAAGGGCGGCGGCGTCTAAAGGAAAATGGGATATTATTGCGATCGGTGATAAGGGGATCCGACTGGTACAAGTCAAAGCAAATCGTCCCCCGGGATTAAAAGAGCGGCGCGAAATGATACAAGCCTTGGTTCCCCCTAACGCTTCAAAAGAATATTGGGTTTGGGAAGATCATGCCCGTGAGCCAATCATAAAGGTGTTTTAAAATGCGAATCGATAAGGTCCCCGTAAAATCCTTGGTTATGGATCCTGCTAATGTGCGAACCCATAACGAGAAAAACCTGAAAGCAATCAAAGCAAGTTTGTCTCGTTTTGGTCAACAAAAGCCGATCGTGGTAGATTCTAATGGTGTGGTGGTTGCGGGGAATGGAACCCTTGCGGCGGCGGATTCTTTGGGTTGGCAAGATATCAGCACGGTAAGCACCGAATTAAATGGCTCGGAGTCTATAGCCTACGCGATAGCTGACAACCGTACTGCGGAATTAGCAGAATGGGATGATGAAAGCTTGGCAAAGCAATTAAGCGCGTTGCAAATTGAGTCGGATGAATTGCTTGAAGCCGCCGGGTTTAGTGATGAAGAATTGGCGGCGCTTGTTAATGAAGTCACGGGGATCTCCGAGGGTAACACCGATCCCGATCAAGTTCCCGATGTTCCCGAAATACCCACGGCGCAACCGGGGCAAATCTGGAAGCTTGGGGATCATCGGTTGATGTGTGGGGACTCGACAAAAGCCGAAGATGTTGCGGCGCTTATGGATGGGAAGAAAGCGGATATGGTGTTCACCGATCCACCTTATGGTATGAGTTTAAACACGGACTACAGTGGGGCAAAAAGTTCCCTAAAAATGATGAAAGAAAAATCATTGATGGGCGGCAATAAATATAAAAAAGTAATTGGAGACAACGAAGACTTTAGTCCTAAACTTATAAAGAATGTTCTTGAATCGTTCCATTACTGTAAAGAAATCTTTATGTGGGGCGCGGATTATTACGCGGAAATAATACCTGACAGAAATAAAGGTAGTTGGATTGTTTGGGATAAACGCCTAGATGAGTCAGCTGACAAAATGTATGGGTCAGGTTTTGAAACATGTTGGTCGAAGTCCAGACACAAACGAGATATTGCCAGAATAAAATGGGCCGGGGTTTTCGGGGTAGAAAAAGAACCCGATAGGAAAAGGTCCCACCCAACGCAAAAACCGGTAGCGCTTGCCGTTTGGTTTTTTGAAAGGTGGGGGAATCCAAAAGATTGCATTGTTGACCTATACCTTGGATCTGGTTCAACTTTATTGGCTTGCGAGCAAACCGGGCGCAAGTGTTATGGCATGGAAATCTCCCCGGCTTATTGTGATGTCATATTGAGGCGATGGGAAGAGTTTACAGGGGGAACGGCGGAGATTTTAAATGGTTAAGAAAGCAAAAAGTAGGGCGGGGCGAAAGCCTAAAGATTTAACCGATGATATGATCGATCGATTCTTAAACGCGATACGGTTGGGATGTCCAGTCAAGGACGCGTGCGGGTGCGCGGGGTTTAGTGAGGGGTGGTATTATGATCAAAAGAATAAAGCAAAAGAGAGCCCAAACCTAGCCACAAGCAAGAAATTCGGCGAATTCTTAAAGCGCATAAAAGAAGTTGAGGGGGAAGCCACTAATCGATGGTTGGCTCTAATTGAGAAAGCGGCGATTGGTGGATCGTGGCAAGCGGCGGCGTGGAAGCTTGAAAGGCGGCGCGGTATGACGGCGAAGATTCAGCAAGAAATCAGCGGGCCGGAAGGGGGACCAATTGAACATGACATCGACAGCGCAAGATCGCGAATCCTGGCTAAGTTGGTTAAGTTCGCAGAATGCAACACAGAGGAATAAGTTCATTTCTCAGTTGTCCGAAAGTGAGATTTCTCTTTTTGAGAAAGACTGGAAGTTTAACGCGAGAAAAGAGCAGCTAATCCCAGAAGGGGATTGGGCAACGTGGTTGATCATGACAGGAAGGGGTTGGGGCAAAACTAGAACCGGGGCGGAGTCGGTGATTGAATCGGTACGATTTGGTGGGGTGTCTCGAATCCATTTGATCGGTCGAACCGTGGGTGATGTCCGATCGGTTATGATCGACGGTGAAAGCGGGATCGTGAATTGTTCCCCGGCAAATTTTCGTCCCCTTTATGAACCGTCAAAGCGTTTATTGACTTGGCCCAATGGCGCGGTTGCCTTAACATTTTCGAGTGATACACCCGAAGCCCTAAGGGGGCCACAATGCGAATTGATTTGGGCGGATGAAGTAGGGTCTTGGAATCGCGGCGGTTATACTTGGTCAATGGCAATGTTTGGGTTAAGGCTTGGAAGGCGCCCAAGGGCTATTATAACCACCACCCCACGCCCGAAGAAGTTTCTCAGAAAGATTGTAAGCAACCCTAGGACATTGATTACCCGGGGGAGCACAAAAGAAAACAGGGCAAACCTTAGCCCGATATTCATGGAGCAAATCTTTGAAGAATACGGTGGAACGTCGATGGGGCGCCAAGAATTAGAGGGGGAACTTTTGGATGAAATGCCCGGCGCAATTTTTACCAGGAAGTCGATTGATGATAACCGGTGTTCGAATGTTCCTGATTTGGTACGTGTTGTGATAGCGGTAGATCCTGCGGTGACATCGCACGAACGATCAAATGAAAGCGGGGTTGTGATTTGTGGGATAGATGAAAATTCCCATTTTTATATTCTCGACGATTTGAGTTCAGTGGCCCCCCCAGATCAAATAATGGCAACGGCGGTTAGATTGTACCATGAGAATATGGCTGATTGTATCGTGGTCGAAGTGAATCAGGGCGGTGACCTATGGCGCAAGATAATAAACCAAATCGACCCAACGGTTTCAATCCAAGAGGTGAGAGCTTCAAAAGGAAAATTCACGCGGGCGCAACCTATTTCTTCTCGTTTTGAGCAAGGGAAGGTTCACTTTTGTAAGGCCATGACTGAACTTGAAGATCAACTTTGCAATTTCGTACCCGGCTCGGGTGATAATGATGACGATCGATTGGATGCAATGGTTTGGGGAATCACTGAACTTGACAGTAAGAACCAGACACCGATCAACATGGACATCAGCGTAAATCATACGGTTGGAACCCTAGCGTGGATGTAGTCGCAAAAGAGGAATCCATTGGGCGAATGTTCGCTGGTAAGGGTGCAAGGATCGCGGCGGCCCATGAACGGGCAATGGGTCCTCAAGTGTCAAAATGGATCAATAAGTTTTTGATCAGGTTAAAGAACCAGTGGCTGAGAGATCGCGGGATAATCAAGAAAGCAGAGTATGCGGGAACCCCGGAAGAATTGAAGCGCATACTTGAAGCTTGGTATATGAAATCCTTTAGGTCAAATTATCGGGATGAAACCAACACCATTATCAGGGGTGAAGAATACCTTAATGAACTTCGGCGGTCCCAATATCGTATTGAGATCGCGGCCAACGAAATCATTTCAGATCTTCGACGTGAATTTTATGATTCAACTAGGAACTTCATGGCGTCATTAAGAGAGAAGGAAATCAAGTACGGTATCAGGGCAAGTGATGCATACATACGGCGGGCGCTTGAAGGGGTCCCCGGGCCGGATCCTTTCACCCGGGCGGGTTTGCCTAAGGCGGAACCATTCAAGTTCAGGGGGCGCAAGCTTAGAACTTTCGGTGATAACGGGGTTAATGGTTCAAGGGATCCATATAGCGTGGCAAGGCGGGCAAGTATGATCGCAAGGACCGAATTAACACAAGCCAGGAATAACGCGGCGTTTCAAAGCTACCAAGCACGGGGCACAAAATTCAAGATGTGGGTGTCATTTCACGACGATAGAACGCGGGAATCTCACAGGGATTTAGATGGCGTGGTTATTCCCGTTGATGATTTATTTGTTTGGGATTCCGAAGCATCGGGGATCGTTTCAGCTTTAGCACCCGGGGATGGATCGCTTCCCCCGGGTGAGCGGATAAATTGCAGGTGCCGGATCGCTCCGGCTTCTAAAAAAGATTACAAAAAACAGAGGTCAAGATAATGGCAGAAAATCCCTACACCCCGGGCGGTAATGACGTTAAGGAAGAAGATCAAAACATCGATCCATATTCCCAAATTGGTGTCACCGGCTTAAATAGATTCTCAAATGGATACACGACGATCGATGAAGAATGGTTGTCCGAGTTACGTGGAAGTAACGGGGTCAAAATCTTCCGTGAGATGAGTGACAATAACGCAACGATCGGAGCCGTGTTATTCTTGATCGATTCGTTCGTTAGAAAGGTCGCGTGGGAAGTTGATGCGGCGGATGATTCCCCCGGGGCTAAAGCTTCGGCGCAATTCGTTGAAGAATGCATTGATGACCTATCCCAATCATGGGCTAACGTTATGGGCGAAGCGGTTAGGGGGATATGCATTTATGGTTGGTCTACTTTTGAGATTGTTTTCAAAATGAGACAAGGAAGAAATGACGATAAATCCAAGAGTTCAATTTATTCCGATAACAAGATTGGTTGGTGTAAGTTCTCCCCAAGATCTCAAGATACTAACTATGGTTGGGAATTTTCAGAGAGCGGGGAACTTTTGGGAATGTATCAAATGGCCCCACCTAACTATGGGATCAACTACATACCACTAGAAAAGCTTTTGTTGTTCCGATCCGTGGGTGTCATGAAGGACAACCCCGAAGGGCGTAGCTTATTGCGAAATTGTTTTGTGTCATATTCAATTCAAAAAAAGATACAGATAAGCGAAGCTATTGGTATTAGTCGCAATTTGAGCGGGCTACCTGTTATGACAGTCCCATTACGCTTATTGTCCGATTCTGCGACAAGCGCAGAAAAGAAGTTACTTGAGAACTTTCAAAGTATGGTTAGTAGGGTAAAATCCGACGAATATGCCGGTCTTGTTTTGCCCAGCGAGGTGACACAAGACGGCAATGCTAGCGGTTACAAGTTTCAACTAATGAGTGGATCGTCAGGCAAAACCGCAGAAACCACCCCCGTGATCGAGCGGCTTGAAAAGGCAATCGCTCGATCTTTCTTGGCTGATTTTTTGTTCCTTGGATCGGGCACCACGGGATCGTGGGCCTTATCGTCAACAAAAACCAACATGTTTTCTCAGGCATTGGGCGGCTTCCTGTCAGCGGTTGTGGAAGTGTTGAATGTTGCGGTTGAGCAATTAATGCGGATGAATGGAAATTTAGACGCGGCGACCTATCCCAAAATAAGGCACGGCGATCTAGAGAAAATGCCCCTTGAAGAAATATCAGGGCCGATCGCTCAAATGGTGAGCGCGGGGATCATAACCCCCGATGATGAATTAGAAAAGTGGGTAAGGGAATTGGCGGGCGCCCCACAATCCGAAAATGCTTTTTTAAGTAGACCACAAGACTTTGCGGTTGAACCAACCGATGAAGAACAAGCGGCGGGGGAGTAGAAAATGCCATATTCAGAAATTAGTGAATTACCCGATAAGGTGAAAAGGGCTTTACCAAAAAGTTCAGACCAAGAAAAGTTTATGGCAACATTCAACGGTTGCATTTCCGACGGTGGGACGGATGAAACTTGTTTCAGAATTGCCTATAGCGCGGCGCATATACAGCCTAGGTTGGCGCCTTATAAGAAAGGGCGCCCCAATGCTTTACCAGTGGGCAAAGCCTTGGTGGAAGCCAAGCGGCGGCTACCCGGGTGGGCTTTCGCGGCGCTTAACACTGAAAAGTTTCTAATCACAAAGTTAGGGGGCGATGAAAAGACCTTGGCAACGTTAACCGATGTTTATCGGATTTTCAGCTTATCGCGGGTGCAGAAGATCCGGGGCGAATCTTCGCATATAGGAGCAAGCGCGGTTTATGCGGAATCGATTGTAAAGAATTTAAATAACAATAACTTGATAATGAAGGCGCTAGGGGAAGCTTTCGATGTTTTGCCGGGGTGGGCTTTTGCTACGTTGCAAAAGGCGCATACACCCAAGAATCGATCCGTGGTTTTTCTTTGTGATTCCGATATTACGGGTAAGCCCTTAGAAATCTTTAAGGAAGTTTATCTTCCATTGCTGGGCAATCCTAATTATAAGATTACCACGTCTAAGAGTCCCCCAAGTGGGGGGGTCGTGATTGGCTTGGGTAAATTAAGCGCAGGCAAAAGCCAATATTCTACACGGCTCCCCCACCCGGATTCGATTTTTAAATTCGGTGATAGTGGGGAGATAGCCAGAAAAGCTAGGATAATAAAATCAATTCTTGACAGCACCCCCGATCATGTGCTGGAATCTAATAGTGAACCACCGAGTCAAACGGGTTCACCCGTTGAAGCCTCAATTCATGAGAGCGAACCCAACCCAATCAACGTTAATATCAGCAAAGCCGATACAGAGAAAAAAGTGGTTACGGGCGTTGTTTTGTCGCCATACTCTAAAGATTCTCAAAATGATATTCTTTTCCCTGGTACGATCGAGGACGCGGCCCATTCATGGCTGAGTTCTTCAAGGACGATTGGCTTGAATCACGCGGCGAAAGCAGCGGGCGCGGTTCCTGTTGAATCTTACCTAGTACCTTATCCAACGCGGGAAGATTATGTTCGAGCGATGGAAAACGAACCCCACAAAGCTTACCGCTTTAAAATGGGTGAAGACATCGTGACATCGGGATCTTGGATTTTGAGCACAAAGCTAAATGACTCCCTATGGAAAGATTTTCAAGATGGGAATTTCGAAGCTTATTCAATTGGTGGTTTCGGATTAAGAACGGCCCATGAGTCGGGAAAAATCCCGGCGGTTGAATATGGGGAGATTAGTGAAAATGGCCAGTGAGCAAAATGAAGATGAGCAAAACGCGACAGACCTTTCTTCTTTATCGGTGCACGAGGTTAGCTTGGTAAAGCGCGGTGCAAACCAGCGAAAATTCGCACTTTGGAAATCGGAGGATTTTGAAATGAAAGATTTAACAGCGGCGATCTTATCGTCCCCCGGGCATGAAGACACAACCGAAATTTTAAAGCAAATGACCGTTGATGGGGTAAGCAAGGAAGGGCAAAGCACCATTGAGGATGCGATGAAATTACTTTCCGCCGTCAAAGAAGAATTAAACGCGGGGTTGCTTGATAAGATCCAGAACGCCCTTGGATTAAAAGCTGAAGAAAAACCGGACGAATTTGACCGAGGCGAGGAATCCGAGGGCACCCGTGTTTTTGACGAAAACAAAGCGCAATCCGATTTTGATCGAGGTGAAGAATCCGAGGGTTCTAAGTTATCCGATGAGGATAAGCTTAAGAAATCGGAAGAAGACCCACGGGCGCAAGCATTGCTAAAAGCCTATGACGATCCGAGGGTTCAAGAGTTATTTAAAGCCAACGAAGAACTTCATGAAAAAATTAAAAAGCATGAATCAGAAAAGCGAGAAAAAGAGTTCATCCAAAAGGCGGGTGAATCTTACAATGTGATCCCCGGGGCAACCCCGGGCGAAGTTGGTTTGCTCTTAAGAGATCTTGACGATCTAAGCCCCGATCTTTGCGCGCGGGTGGAAGGGATCCTTAAAGCGACCAACGCCTTTAGTCAAAACAGCGGCGTTTTTGGGGAGCATGGAACCAGTCAAAGTTCAGCAACCCATGGATCGGCTAATCAAAATGATTTCGAGATCGAGATCGAGCAAAAGGCTCGACACCGCGTGGCAAAAACCGGCGAATCTTATTTGAAAGCCTACGAACGGACCTTGAAAGATAATCAAGACCTTTATTCGAAATCGATTGGGTGGAGTTAAAAAATGGCAATTTATGAAAATCTGAATTGTATCTCTTTAGAGTTGAACACCGGGACCATTGACCAATACAACTTTGTAAAGATCAGCGGCGCGGATGGGCAATTTATCGCGGGCGCGGCCAAGACTGATATTTGCATTGGTGTCGCACAAACCGCTGAAACCACGGCGGGCGCGGCGGTTGCTATCGGTTATTCAGGAATCAGTAAAGTTGTAAGCGGCGGAACGATAACCCGGGGCGGGCAAGTAACTTGCTCGTCGGGTAAAGCGGTTGCGGCGGCTTCAACGGATGAAGTTCACGGGGTAGCATTATCAAGCGCGGTTGCCGATGATGTCTTTGATATCTTATTGGCTCCAAGTTCGCAGCTTTTAGCGTAGGGGTTTTTCATGTCCTATTATGAATCAGCCAGTGTGGCGACATTCACAAGCAACGCGGCTTTAGCCAAGAACACTTTTGTCTTGGTTAAGACGGCGGATCGCTCGATCTCGACGGTGGACGATATTGACAGCCCGGGAATCGTCGGTGTTTGCGGCGAAACAATAAGCGAAGCGGGCGATTCGGTGCCCGTGGTTTTCAGTGGTGTTGCAAAAGTAGAATCGGCGGGGTCCATAACCCGTGGTGCTAAAGTAGGAAGCGACATAACCGGAAAAGCGGTTGCGCTGGCTTCGGGGTCTCGTATGTGTGGGATCGCGTTGTCATCGGCGGTTAGTGGGGACGTGTTCCCCGTGTTGGTTTATATCGGAGAAAAGAAAGCTTAATCTCATATTGAGACAAAACAATTTGCAATGAAATTTGCAAAAGGAGAATCGAAATGCCCGGCAGCCCTTCAAGAAATGATGTTCATGTCAATAAACCGCTTACAAATATCAGTGAAGCATACTTACAGCAAAGTGAGAACTTTGTGCATAGTTCGGTATTCCCCACGGTTCCAGTTGATAAACGGTCTGATCTGTTTTTCACTTTCTCAAAAGGGGATTTCAATAGGGACGATTTCAAATTGAGAGCCCCGGGCGCTGAAAGCGCAATGGCCAATTTCGGACTAAGCACTTCATCATATTCCTGTGATGTTTGGAGCTTAGGGGTTGATCTTGACGATCAAACCTTGGCAAATGCTGATTCCCCCTTGAATCTCGAAACGAGTTCAACCAAATACCTAATGAATAAGTTGGCTATTTCTATGGAAAAGCAATGGACTTCTTCATTCTTTGGTGCGGCAAAATGGAAGGGGTCGACAACCGGTAACGACATTCTTACTTGGCAATGGGGCGCGGCGGATTCCGATCCCGTTTCGGATATCCAGCTTCAAATGGACGCGATCCAAAAGAATACTTCTTACATGCCTAACACTATCGTTTTTGGTAGTGTAGCGTTTCGCTCATTCTGTAATAACTCCTCAGTACTGGATCGCATTCGGTACACTCAACAGGGAACCGTGACAAAAGATTTGATCGGTGGCCTTTTGGGATTGCCTAGGGTTTTCATTTTGCGCGGCGTTGAAAACGTCGCCGTTGAAGGTCAAGATGTTGATATGGCTCACATTGGTACTGAGGATGACGTGTTCGTTTGCTACACGCCCGATTCCCCATCATTAATGACGCCTTCAGCGGGTTATGGTTTCTCATGGAATCGGTATCTAGCGGGTAGCGCGGGTCAACGTGTTCACCGGTATGACCGACCCGAGCGTCGATCTACAAGGATCGAGGTGGAGGCGTCGTATGATTACAAGCTTGTTTCAGATCAACTTGGGGCTTACGCAATTGATGTTGACGCCACTAGCTGATTACTTGCCAAAAAAGACTGAAAAAGGGAATCCAGTGATTAAAAGCTATTTGGTAACAAAAAGAGACATGAAAATCAGCGGGGGGGATATTAGAAAGGTGGGGGAACTTGTTCCCGAAGCCATTAACTTCCCCCCTAAGACTGTAAAAGCTTTGCTTGGCTCTAATGAAATGGTCGGGGTGGTTATTGTAACCCCCCGCGAATACAAAAAGCTTGCTAATATAGAAACATAGAAAACCGGGTGGCTTAACCAAAAGGGGAAAAAGATGGCTTGGAGTTTCAGCGATAGTCTATCAACGCCCCTTGATCAGGTACGGTTTAGGATCGGTGATACTGATTCAAATCGGGAAATCCTAAGCAACGAAACCATAAACGCGATTTTGTCTCAATATAACAACGCGGTTCTTCGGACTAGCGTGATTTGTGTTCGTGGTATTTTGGCGCTTTTAACGCGAGACACCAACCGATCGATTATGGGTGTCAGTGGATCGGTTGATCAAGCTACCGTTCATTACAGAGACCTATTGCGTGATCTTATCGCGGAGATGAACACCGAGGGTGGGATCTACCCGGGCGCGATTTCAATATCAACCCATGACAATTTGAATAATCAAAATGGTAACACCATGATTTCACCGGATTTTGTTCAAGGTCAATTTGACCAAAATACAGACCGCGGTGATGATTCCGACTGGAACGGGTGTTGACGAATGGGTTCAGTCAAGATCAATCTCAATCTAGGATTGAAGGATTTGGTTTCAGATAAAGCTTTATTGTCAAAAGCGGTGGCTTGCTCCGATGTCTTAGAACAAAAAATAATCATTTCCACTATGCGGCTTTTAAATAAGAAAGAAAAAGGTGGAACCACAAAAACAACCGGCGGGTTGGCCCAAAATTGGCGATCTGTAATTGTCTCAAAACCGAAAAAGCAAAAAGTCGTTTTTGGTGTGGCCAACCCTTTAGTTTATGCTGATATCCATAATTGGGGTAAGCAAGGCTTAAAATCCCCTAGGGGTAAGCTGTTAGCAATACCGCTTTCAGATGAAGCCAGGAAGCGGGGATCGCCCAAAAATTGGACAAAAAACGAGTTACGGGTTGCGGTTGTAAAGAAGTCGGGGAATGTTTTCCTAGTCAAAAACACTAGCAAAACAACGCGGAAAGCCAGAAAAAGGCCCATTAGAAAGCCCCGTAAAACCAAGAAAAGAACCAAGGTCGACACAGAAAAACCCAAGTTTAGGGCGGAATACCTTTTAAGAGAAAGCGTAAACATACCAGCGACAAAGTATTACGATGTCGCATTGAAGGCTGCCATGGGTGACATGGTGGGGATTCTTGAGGGTGTCCAGTGACGGCGCGGAATGATATTTTTGACGCGGTAGATACTGCTTTATCGGGTATTTCTACCAGCGATCCAACGCCTTATAATTTCACCGTGGCAAAAGTTGAAAAAGTTGTAAGGGATTGGAATGATAGCGAAACATTCCCAAGACCTTGGATCGGATTTCGCCCGGGGATAGAAACATACGACTACAACCCGAGCCATATTATCCGGTGTTCAATGGAGTTGAATATCGTGGCGCATATGAACCCCACGAATGGAACGGTTGATAATCATTATTCCGATATTGAGAAAATGACGGTAGATATATTAAGGGCTTTAAGGCAAGACGTAATTAGGGAATCTTGCGCCGAATCAATCACCTTGCAGCAAACACAGACCAGCGAGGGGGACCCTTCAGCGATTGAAACCGCAAGCCTTTCAATGGTTTTCAGTATTAATTATTATAGGACCGAACCCACGACTTAGGAGTTTCCAAAATGGCCAACATCGGCGATCAATTTCCTTTAGCTAGAAATGGCTTTTATTATGTTTTAGGCCCCGAAGATCCAACCGACGTTGGAACATTCGGGACTCAGATTTTACCAGAAAATGGTGATTTAGAAACTTCCAGCGGAACATTCACGCGAAATCATGCGATTGCCCCGCTGAATTGCACGATGGGATTTGAGCAAGATCGAAGCTTTACCGATACGGCGCAGGGGACCCGGGCAAGGATCAAAGATAATATCATATCAGGAAAATTATCGGTTTCTTGGGATCTCGAAACCTATTTAAATGTTTCCGATGGCACGCTAAAGGGGCCAGATATTCACCGACTTTTAAAGGCGGCGATCGGTGCTAGCAGTACAACCGACGGCGGCCCGGGCGGGGCACCTTCAAGGGATAAGAAATTCTTACCAGCAACCACGGGCAACGCCTTGGATTCCTTAAATCTGATTCGCGTTGTTCCTGATTCATTTTCAGAAACGATTTACGGGGCGGTGGTCGATTCTATGTCAATCACGATGTCTTCAGGCGATC